CGACTTCACCCTCGGCGGCGCGACCACCGCGCGCGCGTGGGACGAAGCGGCGGGTGCGTACACCGACCCCGTCGCGTGCACGTGGGAGAACCTCGCAAAGCCCATCGCTGACGGCGGACTCGGCGGCAACGCCCACAACGTCGCGAAGCGCGCATCGATCGCCACGGTCTGAAATGACGCCGCGCGGCTGACGCCGACGCTGCACCGACAACGCGACGACGCGCATCCGCGCGGACGTCGTCTCGACAAACACTCAACAAAGGCCGGGCGCTCACAGCGACCCGGCCTTTTTGCGCATGGGAGCTAACGAATGACGCCGATCACTCTGCGTGTACGCGCGCGCGACGCCCTGCTCGTTCAAGACCACGAGCGCCTCGAGGCAGGCGTCAACGCGTTCGTCGGTCATCGCTTCGTGCCGCGCGCGGACGCGCCGGGACAGTACGGCTTCAAGCCGACCGGGGGCATCGTCGAGCTCCCGTACCGCGCCGAGTACGTGCTCGCTCTTCGACACGGCGACCTCCTGCCGGCGGACGAAGAGACCGCAAAGGTCGCGGGCACGACGCTCGCTGCAGCAGAGGCAGCAGCGCCCACTCCCGCTCCGGCCCCCGTCGCGCCCGTGTCGGCGCTCGTCGTCCTTCCCGCGCCTCCGGCGCCCACTCCGGCGCCCGCGCCGACGGCTCAAGCTCAAACCGCGTCGAAGGAAGGTGGCTGATGTCGGCTCCCGCAATCGCCCCCGTTGGTCTCACCACGAACGAGCCGCTACCCGGCGTCTACCTCGAGACGAACTTCGCGCAGGGCCCTGCCGTCGGCAGCGGCCTCACGCGTGGCCTGCTCGTGATCGCGAACCGGTCCTCCATCGGTACCGCCGCGCTCGACTCGACGATCTACGGCCCCGACACGCCGGTGCCGCTGCAGACCGAGCCGCAGATGATCGCGCTAGGTGGCCCAGGCTCCGAAGCGCACCGGATGTTTCGGCGCATCGCCAACGTCACCGGCGGGCAAAGCGGGCCTCCGGTCTACTGGCTCTTCGTGACCGAGAGCGCGGGCGCCAAGGCGACCGGCACGATCACGATCGCGGGGACGGCAACCGGCAACGCCACGCACCGCCTCTGGGTCGGCGACGAGTTCGTCGACACGGGCATCTACGTTGGCGACACGCCGACGGTGATCGCGGCGGCGATTGCCGAAAACGTCAACGCCAAGCTTCACTGGGCCGTGACCGCAGCGAACGTCGCCGGCGTCCTCACGATCACCGCGAAACAGAACGGGCTCCGAGGAAACTGGATTCGCTTCCAAGCGGCCATCTTCGCGCCGGTCTCGCCGACGACGACGACCACGGCGACCACCGATGGGTTCATGGCGGGAGGCACGACGTCGGACAGCAACGCCGCCGCGCTCGCCATCATCCTCGGCCGCTGGTTCTACCAGATCGTCTCCGCGGCCGAGGACGCCACGCAGGTGGGCGCATTGGTGAGTCAGATCGCAACGCAGGCGATGGCCCTCAACGGTCTCCGTCAGCGCCTCTTCTTCGGCTCGGTCGACACGCCGGCCAACGCGATCACCATCGCCGTCGGCGTCAATGCACCGCGTGTGGAGATGATCCACCACGAGAAGAACCCGTTCACGCCCGCGGAGCTCGCGGCGAACAACGCGATCGTCTACGCGCTCGAAGAGGCCAGCGAGCTCGGCTTCCGCACGAACTTCATTGGCTACGGCAACACCGCCAAGACGCAGCCGTACTGGAAGGTCCCCGCCTCGCGCGTTCAGAGCGCATGGCCGTCGCCGGCAACGCAGCGGAGCCTTCTGCAGAACGGCATCACGCCGATCGCGGTCAACTCCACCGGATCGACGTACATCGTCGACCGCTTCGACACGCGCTCGCTCAACGGAGCGACGCCCGACCCGCGCATCCGCGAGGCGCACAAGGTCACGATCACTGACCGCTTCTGCGACGGGCTCAACGCTCGTCTCGTGGCCGCCGGCGACGGCAAGGTCATCGGGGATGACCCGCCAAACAACGGCATCCCGGGTCCCAACATGATGACGCCGCGTATGGTGCGGCTGCTCGTCTTCCAGACGATCGACGACTTCGCCTCGAACTCGAAGATCCAGAACCCCGACCAGATCAAGGCCGGGACGATCGTGCAGCGCGAGACGAACCCGACCTCGCGCATGGGCATCCGCGTGCCGCTGCAGACCATTGATAATTGGAGGCAGACGGCTGCCATCGTCGATCAGGTCGCGTAACCACCGACGACGAACGCGCCGCGAGCGACGGCCACGAGCGCGCGAGCGCTTCGCTCAGACACCCGGCGCCTCTCGCGTTTGAGCGCGCGCCACCGAGTCACGCCAATCGCCGCGGCACGCCGCGCGCGCAGGGGAGACGTCCATGTCTGGCGATCCGCAACTCTACACAGCGACCTACGTGACCTTCGACGGGAAGCTCCTCGCCGAAGAGGTCAGCGTCAGCATCGACAAGAAGTCGGGCCTGAATCCCGTCTACACGGTGGCCAAGGGCTTCGCCGGCATGGCTGTCGGCGCGAGCTCCGCCGAGTGGACGATCGAGAGCGCGGCGCCCGCGGCCGACTTCGAGATCAACCCGGACCCGTACATGATCACGGGCAAGCTCGTCGAAGTGGGCGCCGTCATGTCCGGCCGGCAGATGACCTGCAAGATGTTCCTCACCGACGCGACGTACTCGCACGCGGTGAACCAGGAATCGAAGATCAGCATGAAACTGATGGGCCCCCTGAAGCCCTGGGAATGACCATGGCTCACTGGCAAGGCGTGCTGAAATACGACGGGCGCTACTTCATCGGCGCGCGGGGGCGGCGCTGGTCCGCCGACAGCGATAGCGCTCTCGTCTTTCCGACACGGGAGGCCGCACGCGAAGCGCGCGACGAGCTGCGCGCGCAGCGCCGGCGTAAGTCGGGAGTCGACCCGTACATTCAGATCGTGCGCCGTCGCCGGCCGAGCGAGCGTCTCCGCGAGGAGCGCGAGGCGCGAATGGCCCTCACGCATGCGGCAACCGAGGCCGACCACAGCGCACGCGCGGCCGAGCGAGAACGCATCGCGCGGTGGCTCGACACGTGGCATCGCCTCAGCGCGATGCTCCTCGCTTTGCCGAGCTTTGCAGCAGCCGACGCCCACCGGACGTCGTTCACGCAGGGCATGGTCTCCGTGCTCGAGCAGGCGTCGCTGCGGATCCGGGCGGAGCTGTTCCACACCGAGTGGGACTACCGGCCCGGCGACACGAAGCCGAACAGGAAGAACTGACGATGGCCGGACCTCCCGACATGCCCGCGAGCGACCTGTGGCGATTGCTGCAGGAGCTCCCGCGCCCTCACAAGCTCGTCGACTTCCCGCGCACGGGACCCGACGGCAAGCCTGTCGGCCAACTCGCCATCCAGGTGCTCACGCAAGAGGAGCAGATGGCGGCGAACGCCGAGGCCGAGAAGGTCGCGCGGACCCTCCTGAAGGATGGCAAGCGCGGCGACCTCGGCTACGAGGCGGTCTTTAACAACGAAGGCGCCGTGCAAGTCGTGCTTCGCGCCTGCCGCGACGCGAACGACGTCACGAAAGCGGCCTTCCCAGGCGCCGCGGCGATTCGCGCGAAGCTCACGGCCGACGAGGTCGGGATGCTCTTCGACCACTACCTGACCGTGCAGCTTCAGCTGGGGCCGATCATCACCGAGATGTCGGACGTCGAGTTCGAGGCGTGGGTCACGCGGCTCGACGAGGGCCAGGCTTTTTTTTTCGATCGACTGTCCTCGGAAACCAAGAAGACCCTGGTGCTTACTATGGCGTCCCGTCTTCGGCGCTTCTCGACGGACACCTACTCTGCTGGATCGCTGCCCGACGAAGGTGCGGACGAATCCTCGCCAAGCTCCGAGCCTCCGCTCCCAAGCGCAAGTGAGACGGCGACCGCCGCAACCGGCGTGACGACGGCGTAGCTAGACCGCGCGCGGATCGCCACAGTGCGGGCAGGCCGTGGCGCGTCGAGACACGTGCTTGCTGCACGCAGGGCAAGGGACCGTGCCCGGTCCGTTCGAGAGCAGCTTCACGACGCGGACGACCACGAAGACGACGAGCGCCACGACCGCGATGGCGAGCGCCCCAACGATCAGTTCCGGCCCACCGATGCTGTTCTCCATGGGCGGCAGCGTACACGAAGCCTGAAAGGGCGTGATTTCGCATGCCCGCACCGATCTA